CTGAATACGAGCCTCTGCACCTGCCTGAGCCAGCCCTGCACCTGTAACAGCCTGCTGCTGCTGCGCTCTGGTAGCAAGTTCAGCATAAGGTACACCAGCACCCATAACATTAAGCAACATCTGCTGCGGAGTAAAGGACGCACCAAACATCCCCTGACCTATGTTGTACTGCTGGAGCTGCTCACCCATAGCCTGCTGACGGCCCATCAGGGCGTTCTGCATACGCTGTTCTTCCATAGCTTTGGCAAGAGCCAGTTGCTCAGGAGTACCGCCATACTGTGCAGTCCTTACGCCAAGCCTGCCCTGATTCAGCAGCCTCTGCTCTAGCGCAAGCTGTTCACGCTGACGCTGTGGAGCTGCCGCAGCCTCAAGCATCTGAGTAACATCAGCAGCTCTCTGGTCAATCGGAGCAGCAGCACCGAGCATACCGCCCAAGCCTGACTGAGTAAGCTGCTGTACTACATTCTGGTAGTCAGGTGACAGAGCCATCTGTGTCCCAGTAGGGCCAGCAGTAAACGTACCCAAGCCACCGCCAGCACCGCCAGTAGTGACAGTATAGGGCTTAAACTGCAAGTCCTGACGAGTCTGCTGAGAAAGCTGCTGCAAGGTGTTCTGCACATCAGTGCCAGCTTGTCGTACCTCGCCCAAGCCATAATTAGCCAAGCCTAGTTGAGCACCACTACCTAACAAGCCTGAAAGAATTTCACCCCACTCCATTAGTAAGTACCCCCGGTAATCGTACCTGCCGTTAATGTGCCAGAAACATTAACAGTAGCAGCCGTGACAGTTCCTGTGAAAGTAGGACTTGCCTTATCTGATTTACTATTTACTGCTGTTTCTATGTTATCAAACTCCGTGTTGATCTCTGTGCCTTTGACCACTTTAGAAGGGTTACCAGAAGCAAGAGCATCTTTAACAGCGAAGTTGGTAGTTTTGGTATATGCGCTCATTACACAAGCCTCCCAAGTAATGCCAAAATATCAATTTTCTGAATTGAAAACAAAGTATCATTTATACTAGCTTGTATTCCTACGGTTACTACGTTGCCAGAGCCACTGCCGTTGATTGAAGGACGATTTATCAAAATGCCCGGAGTGTATTCATCATCACTGCCATATTCATCAACACCATACTCAGCTATAGCCCCGCCTGAGAACAGGAAAGTCTGCTGCTTGTAAGAATAAGAATAATCATATCCCCAATTCAGAGTTGTCTGTGTATCCTGACCACCTATAATAGTCAAAGTAAACTTTTTAAGAAATTTAATATTAGCAGCATTACCAAAGTCCAAAGGTATGCTGAAATACTCCATCAGGTAAGTTGATCCATTATCCAGAAAGCCCTGGTACTGACTAATTCCTTCAGGATGTCCAAAGTATATAGTCCCGTTCTTGCGTCTTGTAACACACAGCGGGTTAATCTGACTCCATGTTGTAACCCTGTGAGAACCATCCTCTAACGGGCCGCGCATGTCAAAACAATAAACAATGTTACTATCTGGCAGCGTTACCAAGTAGAAGGCTTCTTCAGGGCTGTATACAGACTTAATAGGAGCTGTCTGAAGACCTACAACAGAGGTTAAGTCAGTCCTGACGTTCTTGCTTAAATCTCTTAAAGGTGCTGACTTTTCCTGAATCAACCTACCAAGACTCATTAAACCTTGTTGACTAAGAAACAAAATGTCTGCCCCTGTGTTTTGCACAGAGTCACGGGCAATGCAGCCAATGTTGCTAATAGCGTCAGACAGAACCATTGTTGTTGGATCATCTGCACCGCTATAGATAAGCACAGAGTTCTTACCAAAAATAATAAGAAAATTGTTATGCGCAGCTAACGCTACAATCTCATCGTAGCCCGTAGGCCAGAACTGATTTATCTCTATAGAACCTGATGTACCACTATCCCAATTCACGCCATTGAGAGTATCAGACCAATAGACAGTAGATTTATCATCAACAAAGTCAGCACACCAGAGCCTGCCGTATGCTCCAATAACTTCATTACCTTCAGGAGGAGTTCCACTGGATGAAGCATGTGACGACATGGCAACAACAACCCCAGTAGCCTCGTCATACACCAACGGCTCATGATCGCTCTGAAAGAAATAAACACGATGATTAAAAGAAACAATCTTCCAGTTGTTTGCTGTTATGGTGTAACCACCGGGGGTTTCGTCAGTGAGCGTAGCAGCCCCTGAGAATATTTTGTTATTACCAGCACTAAATATTTTAGATGCACCATCTTCTTCAATATGTTCATGGATTGCTTCTATACCATCAGAAGAACCCAAAGGAGTAGCGTCAGTGGTAATGTAGCTGTAGCCTCTCCTAGCACCTATCCTACCATATTGGTCAATAACACAGTTCGTAGCAACGGAGGCAAAAGAAGGATTCAAACCAACAGGGGAGTCTTGTGTGTTGATCCCAAAGAAACCCGGAGCAGATATTGAAATGGTTTGAAGCGTTTGCGCCATTACGCAGGTCTCCAGTTCAATTCAACACTATATTTAGCAGCGTCCAAGGAAACCGCATCTGCCAACGCTCTATCAGCAATGCCAAAGATTTCCTGAGCAGCAGTACCGCCTGTTTCGCCTCTTTCGCGTGTAGCAAACGACCAAGCGTACATGATAATAGGATGACTAGGCAGCTTAGTAACATCGTTTGCGTCAGACAACTCACCTTCACGAATTACCATGTCGAAGTTCAAGTCATAGCTACCATCAGGCGTAGGATAAACAACAATGTTCTGATCCCCGTTGCTATCAATACCATTAAAACTAAACACTTCAGGAACGCCTACAGCGGCTGTGTTTAGATTAATTTTTGTATTCATTTCATTGGTTGAGATTAACTTAAGCCTTGTTTTCTGAGTCGCGTTATAAGCATCAAGTATTTTATAATCTTGGCCTGAGCCAGTAATTGTGTAAGAGTTAGTTGCAGAGGTAACCTGTACAGTTTTAGTTGTCCTTAGTGCAGACCAGTCCCACGCTGTTTCAACTACCTTCTTAGCATCATTAACCAAATAACCAACCAGAGTTGAATACTCAGTATCAGTAGGCGTAGACACTTGTGTTTCTCGCAAACGGGCTAAAACTCTGTTGATTAAATCAATATATGTCATAATAGCCTCATGTATAAGTCAACAAGTTGCCCAACAAAGTGTAAGGGCTTTCGCTAAATTTGAATAATTCTGGGAACACAAGCTGAGAAGTTTCTGTAGGGCCGAGGCCAAGCATTCCAAGCTGAGGTTGAGTAGGCTGCTCCGTGCCTGTAGTATCTGTACCTCCAGTACCGGGACCGCCTGGGCCACCAGTAACTACGTCATTACCTGTTCCGGGGCCAACAATGCCAGTAATAGGCCCTAACTCGCCCGGCCCACGCGCAGGAGGCTCTACAGTGTCGCCTACAGTGGGCGTGGAGGGCATAGTCAATACAGGGGTAGTGGGTACGCCTGAGCCGCCTTCTGTGCCATCAGTAGTTACTGTACCATCAGTAGTTACTGTGTTATCAGTTTTACCACCATCTATGCCGTTACCACTAGTACCTCCACCTATAATGTTAGCAATCTCAGCATTGGAGTAGCCTTGATTTTTCAGCACTGTTTCAACTTCAGACTTAGGCGCACCGGACTGTGCGATAACATCGCGCATGTCAGCAACAGTAGCTGTAGGGTTTTTAGCAAGCCAATCAGTAATACGGGTTCCCCAATCTCTAGTATCTTGAGTAGTTGGTTCTGTTTTGTACCAAGTCTGGCCCATATTATCGCCAACGACAACAGAGCCGTCAGGATTGGTATGTTCCCACACTACGTTGTCCCAAAGAGGACTGTCCCCTGCTGGTGTGAGTTCAGTAGGTGTTACAGTGTCAGTCTTGCCGTAGACAGAGTAGTCAAAGCCACCAAGACCGCCAAGATCTCCTTTAGTTAAAGAGCTATCAGGCAGGAGGCTTTCCCACTGTACAGGTGTTGCTAGAGTTGCTACTTCAGCACCGCCAGCAGCAGCACCACCGCCAGCAGCACCACCGCCACCGCCACCACCACCAGCAGCAGCAGCAGCCTGTGGCGTATAGGGAGCAACATATCCTTCTTTGTCTATGACATACTCCTGTCCGTCAGTGCCAGTTACAACATTAAGAGCACCACTTTCAATGTCAGCAGCTATGTCCATATCACTGCCCATATCTCTCTGTGGGTTCTGGGAGACATCTACAGCAGGCTGCTGACTAGCCACTAATTTGTTAGCATGTTCACGGATAACCTGATCCTGCTTCTCCTGGGCTACCTGCTCAGGAGTCACAGTAGGATCGTTGAAGATAGTGTAGTCAGTGAGCCAGTCTACGATGTTGGCAGGGCTGTACAGTTCTTCAGGGTTCATACCCTTGTTTATCAAATCAGTTTTAGCTGCATTATAGAGCTGCCTGTCGTATTCCCTCCGTGCTTCTGCCTTGGCTTCTCTGCTCCCTACAAAAGCACCAAAGCCTGCAAGAACCAAAGAAGCAGGGTTTAACATGTTCTTTAGACCATTAATAAATGGATTACCTAGAACAGCATTAGCAGCCGCCTGAGCCTGCTGTGCAGTCCCTCCAGCTAACAACACCTCTCCGGCAGCAGCATCAGCAGCGGCAGCAAGAGGAGTCGCAGAAGTAGAGCCAGTAATCGACAGCGGCCCCATAGCGGTAGACTGGAACAAGCTAGGAATAGAAGTAAGAGAATTAATTGTGTTATAAGTATTGATAGCATCTGCAATCAGATTAGTGCCTGAAGTCCCGCTAGGCTGAGTTGGCAGCGTAGTAGGAGCAACAGAAGTCACAGGAGCTACTGGAACAGGAGGCTGCATACTTGTAGCAGTCTGCAACTGAGCATTATAGCGATTCTGTATAGACGCAAGATTCCCACCAGTGGCCTGTGCCAACTGTGTAGGAGTAACGCCAAACGCTTGCATCTTGTTAAAGACTTCAGCGTCTGTGGCAGTAGGATTGCCAGAGAGCCATGTTAGTATTTGTTCGTTAGTAGCTGCCATTATAGTTTTGCAACACCTTCTCGTTTTTCAAAAGTACGATAACCTGCCAAACCTAACATGCCCAACAGAAGCGTCATCAGTTCGCCTGACTCCAGAACAGGTAGCTCCGGTACTTCAGGAGCATATACAACAACAATAAACTTCAAGAAAGG